GGTATCATTACCAAAAGCATTATACATGGTGGGGCAAACATCAGCATTCCATAACAAACTCTCAGTTGTATCTGTCGGATTCCAACCAAAAGTGGTTAGATACGATTCACGCTGAGCAATCTTGCTGATATCCATTTCATCATCTCCATTCAAACCAAATGTACGAGTGTCGCATGATAACTCCTGTTTCACATCATACGTCAACTTAACGGATGTATCCGCAACATTGGCATTTGCCAAATTCCCTGCATACACGGGAACGTAATATTGAGGATCTTCGGCAACTACTGGTCGTGAATATCCAAATGCTTTTGCAACAGAAGCACCCATCTTGGTAATCATCTCAGTGGCTCGCATATACGGCCCAATATACGGAATCGCCGATAATGCATTAGCTGCGCGAGATACCGCATTTAATGGTGCAGAAACAGGAGATGATGCATATTCATCTGCTTGGGGTGTAAACTCACCCGCTTGAGGGGCAATAGCTCCAGGCTCATTAGAAGTGGGTACAGACAACTGTACATCTTCAGCCCAAACAAAAACACTTACATTAACCCCTTGCGTAGACCCATTTACTGATCTTAAAGGGTTCAATTGTGAAAGTGTAATTTCTCCCATTTCCGTCCACTGCTCACGAGGAATGGACAAAGCATTGTAATACCAAACGAAAGGTAAGCACAATGAACCGGCCTCACTAGTCGTAGGATTTATCATTATATGAGGTCTTTGTGACCTTTCAACGTTATCCTGTGAAATAATAGCTCGATTCTTTGTAATCTCATCTTTCGTATGTAAAGGTAAATACGATGCTATGGCCCTGCCATAATAAAAAGGACCACCATTCACTAAAATCTTCACACATAATTTACACCGCAATAAATTGTAATTTACAATACGATTAATAATACGCGGATTGGTAAAGAAATCAGTCCATGGATTAAAGGTTTCAAAAAATGTACTACCTATTGGCCAAATATATGACTGAGTCTTAATTGGACGGGAAAAGAAATTCTCCAACCCATCGTCCTGCCTATCGGCTTGCGAAAACGTCTGATCAACATTCGATGGGATTTCATAAACATATCCCGGCTCTGTGTCTGAAAAATGTACAATTTGAGCACGGGAATTTTCTGGTTTAATATTTACAGCTTGCATGTCCTCACCAGAAGGGGACATATTTAAATTGTTATTATTATTACTTTCGTTAGAAACTGTTGTTTATACAAAATTCTGCTGGAACAGTCAACCCAGCAGACTGGGTGCGATGAGATCGATGCTAGCCAACATCCCCCCTAAATAGGGGTTTAGCTCGGGCACTGGCTAATATGTACAAAGCCTCGATGTAAATGTTCAACTCACGGCACACGGTTATATATTTACATCTGGTATCCATATATACATAGATATTTTTAACTTAATGTGCGCATAACTGCGCACAGTGGGATGCCTATAAGGAGGCCCAGCCTATCTACGAAAACTGATTCAGACTATTTCCAGCCTGAATCTCAAAGGATTCTTCCTCCTCGGGTTCTTCTATGTTACCACGAAGATATCGATCTTTCCAGTGTTCAACTTGATAATCGAAATCCTTATCTAATTGGGTGCAAATGTGGTCAATATTTGAGCTTCTCGCAACTTCTTGCATCTGAGCTCGGCGGAATTCATAGGTCTCACGACCATGATTGAACCACTCACGTAATGCACCATCTATATTATCCGCCGCCAACTTCTCGCGTGTGTTTGCTTTTGATTTTAAATTCGAATGGAGACTCTTAAAAATAGAATCCTCGTCAAGGGCCCCCATAATAAACCCAGTCTCAGGGCAGAATACGTTTTTCCTTTTAAGGAAATCTGCATCACAATCCTTCATAAACGGGGTTGGTATAGACTCTTTATCAGGCATGGTAAACTTCATATCATGCTCTGCAAAGAATTTTGCCACATATAAATGATTAAAATCATCATGGCCTTTCTTCACAGAACCTTTAACGTCATCACCATACGTCATCAACTTGCAAATATCGCGGAAGTGCATTTTAGTCTGCAAACCTTTCAAATTATAAAAAGCACATCTGAACAACAAAGAATTGACAATTGAATTAATATACACTGTCAAATTCTGTCCAGAAGGATTAGATCCAATGTGCTGAATCAAATCGCCATTGTAAGCCATCACAGGATAACAAATGTCAGTAGCAATTCCTTGCATAATCTTGACATCATCATCCGAATAGCCACACAAAATGGCAACATCAATCATAATTCGAAAAGCAGCAAACATCACCTGGGCTGGCATGCGGAGATCATATTTACTATAATCTCCAGCTAGAATGCGATCCTCACCAAAATGTCTCATATGAGCTCCGAGCTCGGACCAATCAGGTCCCATACAGTTAACTCCAACTGCACACTCAGAAAGTGCTGGAAACAACGAGAAAATCCTCGCAATCGGTAAGAAATACATTCTAGTCATCATTTGCAAAACAATGGGAGCAGCTTGAAAAACACGCACCTTGTCTTTCGACAATTTAGTCGGTTCATCTTTCAAACAAGCTTTGAAGGCAGGATAGTATCTTTCACCATTCCTATAACCTTCGATAGCTTTATCAAACTCTTTCCAAAAAATGTCATCCAACTCTGCCGGACAATTAAAACCCTCAAATAAAGCGGGATCCAAGTACGTTAAATAATTACGCTTGGCCCCACTCAAGGGATATCCAACAGAAGTATTGGGTGGCATCTTGTCTACAAACTTCTTGCCATCAATGCCACACACCGTTTCCATCCTCGTCAAAGGACGAGTATTTTCTCGCAGCGCATGGTATTCATTCAACAATCCATGGAAAGGGTATTCATAATCCTCCACAGCTCGTGTTAGAAGATCACCCTCAAATCCATGAGATGGATGACAAGAATGTTCTAATGATGCATGCCATGGATCACCCTTGCGAAATTTTGGTTTGCCCCATTTGTTAGGAACACCACACACTTTTTCAACATTCTTACTAATGTGTGATGTAACAACATCTGAAAAATAGGTTACACGTCCTTTACAAGATCCAAAAATCTCAATATTGGGTGTCTTACCATCAACAATAGGCAATTTTCGCAAAGGGCTTTTCTCATGAATAGTGGATCCCTCGAAGAATTGAATTCCATACTTCTCAGTCTCAAAAGTTCCTGAACTAACTCCAATAAGCACACCGGGTAGTGTCTGAAGGCGTAGCAAAGATTCATCAATTTGCTTTCTAATAATCGTGCCTCCACACCCCTTAGGAGTGCCTTCAATGCCACCTAAATGAAAGGCGGCAAAGTAAGGAGATTTTGTTTCAGCAACTAATGGAGACATACACAATCCAACCTTGGTATTAAATTTCAAATCGTATTTTCCACCAGGGAATTGTAAGAAGCCATTATTCACCTTCTGGGGCCTGAAAAGTGTGCCAGATCTATGCATTACACCCAAATCATCCTTCCACAAAAACTCACATGGAGTATTACTGGTAGGATATGATTGGGGAAAGAAATCTCGCAAATCTTTCCAAGAACCTCCATTAGGGATCCAAACTAAACTAGCGTCCATGTCTTCAATATCCACCGAATGCTTACGGGAAACATACGAATGGAAATTGCCACCTACTGCATGAGGAGAATGACGTGTAAACTTACACAACATATTATCATTCTTCCATGCATGCCTTGGAATCAAAGCAACATTGGAACAGACAAAAAATGCGTCTGTACCATAATGTTTACCACCAACTTCATATGACATAAATGTGGTATTACCCACAGCCATATTCTTCAAATCAGAATAAGTGGTAGTTTTGCTTCGATGTGAAACAGGCACAGGTGTAACATGGACATTGGCCCAATTTTGCTCATCCGCTACTTTTGCAGTCAAATCATTGGCATCTCGATGGTCAATCTCGAATGCCGTAGGATGCATCATACCTTGGGTTGTAAACAATTCTCGTTTATTACGTAAACTCTTAACAAGAGTATACACGCCAGTCAAAATTGTACAACCAGCTAGCAGATAAGCAACTTTTCTCTTACGTTCTGCAGTAATACAGTGTTCAGCTGTTCTATCCCTTGAAACAGATTCAAGTAACAGCTCTACTTCGGTGCGCCATGTATAAATACATGAAATACAGCTCAAAACACCAAAGGAGCTAACAACTATCTGTGTGCAGGGAAATACTGCAAAACATAAGAACATCAGAAACAACGGCAACAATAAATGTGCGATAATAACATGCGCAGGCAATCGATAATAAAACCATGCCAGCACAAATCGCACATATCGGTTGGAAAACAATCTACTTGGAATAAAAGAAAACCAAGATACCATTCGGTAATTATATAATGCCTCCAATCGATCATACATCATTGCCGATGTCAGTTCGGTTCTCCTAGAAAAATAATCTCGCAACGCAGCAAAAGACCAATCATCACGGCGATAAACGCCAGCCTGACGGGTAAAATTTCGTTTTCTCTGCGATCCTTTCATCTTATTGCGAGATTGTTCCATAGGAGATGGCGTATAGGAGGATTCAACATATTCAATTTTGTGCTCTTCCAAATCGCACACACATTGAGTGACGTGACTCCGGCACTTGGCACAAAATGTCAACTTAGAAGCTAGATTCGATGTATTCTCAACAATCTTATGTTGATTTTCAAAATGCTTCTTAGAGTCAACATTTGTAAATTGAATCAATGTACCAATGTCAATATCCTCCATACGTTGCCCATTCCAAACAAAAGTCTTCCAACCAATACTGGCTCTTGCACCTTTGGTAGAACTAGGAATGGGATACGCCTTCTCAACAGTAAATGTCCATAAATCAGGAATCTCTGGCACTTCTTCTCCATAAAAGTCAAATACCTTTGACTCATCAAGCATATTGTTAGTCGCAAATTGATCGCGAACTCTTACAGTCACAATATAATTAGCTCGACGAGCAATAGATACGGGCTCATTGGAGTAAGTAGTGGCACAAAAATCCTTGGTGTTAGTGGTGCAAACAACGGCTTTGGGCTGAATAGAAACTTTGCCCTTAAGCTCGGCTTCTGCCATATTAGCATACATTTTAACGTTGTTCACCATTTCCAAAATCCTAACTGTGGGAGCTGTTTCAACAAAATCTGCAACAGTATTACCCACATCGTCAAGAAAAACACCATTAATAGAGGATTTATAATTGGACATATACTTATCATGCTCATTCAAAACAATCGTCGACTCATCATCACACCGGTAATTATTGAAATACAAAAGACTGGTCATCAATAAAGGACCAATAGTGGATTTACCCACACTGGAACCTCCATAGATGCCAATACAATATGGTTTCTCTCGGATATTTCCGGTTTGACGAAATTGAGTAAACTTCGATTGCATGTCTTGTAGACGAACTAAACGATCCTGAATATGCTTACGAATCATAGCACTCTTGGTTGTTCTCATCAATTTCTTTCCAAGATCAAGAGTATCTGTGAACAAAGCATCAAGATCATTTTCGTCAATAGACAAAAGAGCAAGATTTCCTGGGCGAGCAAAGTCAGCGTAATGTAAACATTTGAGATAATTTTCATCAAATTTACGCATTTCATGCTCACCATAAAGAAGTGGTTTCAAATTGCCAGTACAAACACATTCATATCCACCTTCAACAAAATATACAACAGTGGACATAGCAGCATCAATCAAATCAAATGCGCTAACATGTTTAGGTACTGACAACTCAGAAAACAATTGGAGTCCAGCGACATCTACATTCAAAGATGTCATTTGAATCAAACCAGCTCCTACCAAAAGAGACATAAGGCGAGAAATTTTCTCAAAACCTTCATTGTTGGTA